CTTGTCACTGGTTCTGATGGTACACTAAAACTCACACCAGAAAGAATTACACCGCCTGTTATTACAATACTCATATTAGTTTCCTTCTAATACTCTAACTTTTTCTTTTAGAACATTAACTTCTTCAATCAAGGGAGTTAATTTTTCAACTTCACTACTCAACTCTTTAACTGCATTCACTAATATAGGAATCAAATAGTCAGTAGTTAAGCCTAATTTTTCTTGATTATCAGCACCAACAAGAACTGGATCGTCTCCTTCTAACTGTAATATCTCTTGTGCGCTAAATCCATAACGTTTTTTGGTATCAGTTAATTCATTTGTCTCACGATTCTTGAAACTAAACGTGATTGGATTAACACTATTCAAGAAACCTCGACCATATGGAACTGGTCCAAATATACATTTATCTCTTATGTCAGACACAGCAGTCCAAGCTATTTGAATCTGAGCACAAGTGTGACTAGTGTTGCCCATTATAATACGATTACATTCAGTAGTAATATTAGCAAGTCCATTAACACCAACTCCAGCACAACAACCAAAGAAAATGTTATTGCGACCTGTAGTATTACAAAAACCAGCACATGAGCCAGCAAAGAAATTATATTTACCAAATGTTAAACAACATCCAGCACCAGATCCAATAGCAACGTTATTACATCCAGTATTTGTAACATTTGGATTTCCGGAAGTTACAAAGAAATTATTACATGCAGTTAAACCAACGGTACCACTAAATCCACTTCTACCACTTAAGCCACTTGTCCCAGACACACCACTTACGCCACTAAAGCCACTTAGACCTAATCCACTAAAGCCAGATTTACCACTAAAGCCACTTACTCCTGATCCACTAAATCCACTAAATCCACTTACTCCTGATCCACTAAAACCAGATACGCCACTAAAACCAGATACACCGCTAAAGCCAGATGTACCTTGTATTTGTCCAACATTACTCCAGGTATCATCTCCATTACTTACAGCACCATCACCTGCATTATATCCTCCACCTGCATTTGTAATAACATAAAGAGTTCCAGCTGATGTACCTGTTGGTAACAATGTGTAATTAGCTACAGAGCCTGCAAGTGAAATTGATTGACCACTAAATCCACTTCTACCGCTGAAGCCACTAACTCCGCTTACACCACTAGTACCAGATGCCCCACTAAAACCACTTGTACCACTTAATCCATTAGTACCTGATGTGCCGCTTCTACCACTGAATCCACTTACACCGCTAAAGCCACTTGTACCACTTAATCCGCTTACACCACTTTCCCCAGATATACCACTACAGCCACTAGTACCTGATATACCGCTGAATCCACTTCTTCCGCTGAATCCACTAGTACCTGATATACCGATAAAACCACTAAATCCACTTACACCACTTTCCCCAGATATACCACTACAGCCACTAGTACCTGATATACCGCTGAATCCACTTCTACCGCTGAATCCACTAGTACCTGATATACCGATAAAACCACTAAATCCACTTACACCACTTTCCCCAGATATACCACTACAGCCACTAGTACCTGATATACCGCTGAATCCACTTCTTCCGCTGAATCCACTAGTACCTGATGTACCACTAAAGCCACTTCTACCACTAAAGCCACTTACACCACTATCACCAGATACCCCACTAAAGCCACTAGTACCTGATGTACCACTAAAGCCACTTCTGCCACTAGTACCTGATGTACCACTAAAGCCACTTCTACCACTAAATCCACTTACACCACTATCACCAGATATACCACTAAAACCACTAGTACCTGATGTACCACTAAATCCACTTCTACCACTAAATCCACTTCTACCACTAAAGCCACTTTCCCCACTAAATCCACTTACACCACTATCACCAGATTCCCCACTAAAGCCACTAGTACCTGATGTACCGCTGAAGCCACTTCTGCCACTAAAGCCACTTCTACCACTAAAGCCGCTTACACCACTATCACCAGATACCCCACTGAATCCACTTGTACCACTATCACCAGATATACCACTAAAACCACTAGTACCTGATGTACCGCTGAAGCCACTTCTACCACTAAATCCACTTCTACCACTAAAGCCACTTTCCCCACTAAATCCACTTACACCACTATCACCAGATATACCACTAAAACCACTAATTCCCGATGTACCGCTAAATCCACTTCTACCACTAAAGCCACTTCTACCACTAAAGCCGCTTACACCACTATCACCAGATACCCCACTGAATCCACTTGTACCACTATCACCAGATATACCACTAAAACCACTAGTACCTGATGTACCGCTGAAGCCACTTCTACCACTAAAGCCGCTTACACCACTATCACCAGATACCCCACTGAATCCACTTGTACCACTAGCACCAGATATACCACTAAAGCCACTCACACCGCTAAATCCACTCACTCCGCTTACGCCACTAGCACCAGATACGCCACTATAACCGCTCAATCCAGTTGAAACACTTCCATTAATGTACAATCCACTATCATCTACTTTTAATCTTTCACATGAACCAGCAGCAATAATTACAGTATTACATAACCCTGCACTACCAACAATATTTCCAATTATAGTGTTGTTTGATCCAGTAACTACATTCTTACCAGTGTTACATCCAAAAAACAAATTGTTACTTCCAGTCGTAGAACTTAAACCTGCACATATACCAGCAAAAAAGTTATAACTACCAGTCGTAATAGCACATCCTGCATTTAAACCTATAATTATATTGTTACAACCAGTTATGCTAGGATTTCCATTGGTAACTAAAAAATTACCATTGGTTGTTAAACTCTTTCCTATCTCTACCCATGCAGAACCATCATATTGCTCAACACTATCAGTGGTTGTATTAAAACCCATTTGCCCTGCAACTGGTGATGCAGGTCTCGTAGCAGTCGTCCATGAAGCTAAAACAATACCACCATTACTTGGTATCTTTAAGCCCTCAACATTGTTACTTCTTAAACTTAAATCCCCGCTATTGTCCGCAGTAAAAAATATACCGCAACTGTTTACATTAATAGTGCTTGCCATAATACTATCCTTCTATAAATAGTATTTATAAAAAAATGAGGACTATCGATAGTCCTTATATCTTCCCATATGATTTAATTGGTTTAACCTATACGCCAATTTGTACCATCACACCAAACACATACAGTATTTGATCCACTGTTACCCACGATTGCACCAAAATTTCCTGCAGGTGCTATGTTAGAGTCACTTACAAATGCTCTTAATCCAGCAACGGCTGATGGTAATGCATCTACTGTTAATACCGGAGACTGCGATACACCCATAATGCTAAAGGTCCAGGTATTATTATTACTGTGTATGAATACATTAGGAGCACTACCGTTATAGTAACCTACCTCAAAACTTGAATTCTCACCACCTAAGAATATGTTAGCATATGGTTCATCAATATTTGCACCCGGTGCTCTTAAGTGAATATGTCCTGGAGCAGTTGGATCAAGCACTAGTGACTGTGAACTATAACCAGGATCCGGTGTCAATATCATTGTGCTGACATTTGGATTTATTGGATCCAATGAACTGTTAGCAACGCTTTGAATTACGCTCTCGCCACCCGCTAAGATTAAGTTACCGGTTGTGTCAAATGTCCAGGTATATGATGTGTTACCATCATATGAACTCATAATGATGTTGCCAGTGCTACTTACTTGAACAAATTTAGCATCGTTACCTACAATTAAATCATATGCTTCATTGTTGCCTGTATCTAAGTGAATATGACTTGCTACATCTCCTGAACGAACTTGTAGATATGCTAAGTTAGCAGTAAAGTCAGCACCGGCACTTAAGTTTAATTGTGTATTGTCACCTTGAACAGTAACATCGTCAAATGTCACATTGCCTGTGCTACCGCCACCTCCTGTAACTTGATTTAGATTTCCATCAACATTGCCTATATATAAGGTTGGTGGATTAACTTGTAAATTTACTACTAATTCACCCGGTCTAGCATTCCCATCATAATTTGCTAATGTTTCTTGCTTACTATCTTTCATTACGGCACGTGTAATGCCTGTAATATCACTGTATGGTGGAGGAGGAATTGCCATGCTTTTATCCTTAAAAGTATATTGTATTTATCATAAATAAAAAAGGGAGAACTAAGTCTCCCAGTTTGTCTCCCCATCCCGATTGAGTTGATATAGTTATTTATCTTTTAATCATAATGATATGGTAATCCACTTGGAATTATCAATAAACTATCATCTTTTAATACAACTTCATATTCTTGTTGGTCAGCACTTAAGCATACAGATTTATAATCAGTTATACCAGCTTCACTTAAAATTTGCCTAAGTTGTTCTGTGCGAATTTTTGCGTATTCTCTAGAATTCATTATATATTTCCTTTTAATTTACAGTTGTCACCGTGCCACCTTTTATACATTCCTATACTCACAGTTTTTTTACAATGCTCACACGTTTGTTTTTTCTGTGATGGATGCCTTCCTTCTTGTAAACGTTTCAAATTACTAGCAGAACCTAAAAAATTATGAGTTCCTTCATCTACCCTCTTTTGATTAGTTTCAGGACCTAAAAAATTGTGGCGACCTTCTTCAATCAACTTCTTGTTTAGCTTACCTTCATAATTAGGACTATTGCCATTTTGCCAATGATGCGTTCCGTTTTTACTGTTTATGGTACTTGGATTGTTTGTTATTGAATTATGATTACCTCTTTCATATGCTAACTTTGCGTTTCTTCCATCTTTGTTTGGATGATTGTTTAAAAATTTTTGTTTAGCTTTATCATCTTTATTCATCCAATGATGATCCCCTGATATTTTTTTAAGCAATTCTGGATGTTTAATTGTCCAATGATTATCTCCTTGAAACTTCATTCTAACTTCTTCTCTAGTCATAGGATTTGCTAATCCAGTAGCAGCCCCTGTACTCTTATTACTCATATTCATACATCCTGGCTGACCATAATGTTCCGTTAAATATAAATTTTCAAGTTGAACTAATTCTTCAAAAGAATTAGCATACTCTAATATTTCTCTAGTTAATGAAGATTTATCTTTTATTTCAGTTACCCAAATACCTGATCCAATATATCCATCATCTATATTATTAGTGCTATGACGACCAATATAGTATTTTCCGTTTATATGTGTAGTTTTGTATATAAAATGTTTCATGATTTTATTTATAATCTGCTGCATTACATAATATACTATTATTTTGAAAGTGCATTAAAAAAGGGCACCGAAGTGCCCTTTTGCTGAGAAGTTACTTGAAGTAACTCTCGTAAGTGATTGATTTCATTGAAAAGTAAGGTTGGAAACTGCTATTTCCCCAACGTAATCCGCGGCATTGCCAAACGATGAGGCCGTATTGGTCAATTCGATGTAACCGTAACGTGTCATAAATGATACGACTGGTTCGAATGTACTTGGATCAAGTACGACTCCGCTGCTCATTAGAGGAATATATGGGCAGTAGAATGCTGCTGCGTCAGTTTCGCTAGAGCCCTTATAGCCAACTAGAACTGGTTGAGTATCTGGGGCGTAGCTGTTAACGAATACGCGCATAGCGCCGTTTAGTGTTCCAACGAATTTAGTATTGGTTGGAGCCTCGAAAGTGCCTTCAGTTGTACGAGCGAAAGCTGAAGTTGTAGCTGACTGAAGAACGGTCAAGCTAGCTGAACTTACGACGGCCCAGTTACCAGCACCACGACGGGTACGTTGAGCGATCAAGTTAGCGACTCTATTGATAAGAACTGCGAGTGCTGCGTGTTCGTCGCCAACGTAAGTAGCTGTACCGCTTACTGTTGCCTGATTGTAAGTAAATTCAGTGCTTGCAAGAGTTGCGAGCGAGAGTAGAATTTCCTGGTCGATTTCAGCAGTAATTTCTTGAGCTAGAGCAGCCATAATTTCTGCCTCAACGTCGATGCCGTGTTGAGATTGTGCGTCCTGAGCGGCTTCGAATGTCCAGCGAGCTTGCAACTTACGTGATTTAGCTTCGACGGCCTGACGTAGAATTTGAACGCTGATTTGTTTACCACCGTTGCCTTCTAGAGAAGCAGTGTCGTTACCAGTGTAGTAGCTAGTTGTATCGGTTAGATAAGGTGTACGTGAGTAAGCCTGAGCGATTTTGAATGGGCTTAGTGCTTCTTCACCAGCTGTTACGCTTGTTTGTGCTGCGCTGTTGTCTGTTAAGCTTTGAGCGTAGCGAACACGTAGTGTATGAATTTGACCAACTGGGCCGGTCATTGGCTGAACGCCTACCAATTCGTTAGCGATAACGGTTGGCATTACACGACGGATAACTGGAAGAATAACGCGATTTAGAGTTGCGATATTACCTGCAGTTGTTGTACCTGCTGAAGATTCCTTTAGCAGTGCTTTGCGAGTGTTTTCAAGAATAACACTCATTGTTGATTTGCGAGTGCCTTTTAAGCCTTCTAACAGGGCCTCTTTGGTCTCGTCCCAACGGCTTTCTAAGAGTACTTTTGACATTTTATATTTTCTCCTTTAATATGTCTTTTGCTTATAGCCCTGCCAGACGCTTGAACTCGATCAGATTAGCCTGATCTTCGCGTTCAATTTCTTTTTTGGCAGTTTTATCACCAGTAATTTCGCTTACAACTTTAGATTCAGATAAAGTTTGTTTTGGTTGTTGAACTTTAACTGGTTCTGATGTATTCAAAACAGCTGGTAGATACTTATCGAAAGCGACCTTTAGTTTAGGTGTTTGTACGCTTTCTAGTAAACTTCTCATTACCTTAGATTTTTCTTCGTTTAATGGACCAAGCAATTCTGCCATAGTTTTTTCACGAATATTTGATTCTTTGATAATGCGAACCTCACGTTCTTTACTTTCGACCAATTTTTTAGCTGAGTTCAGTGTATTGATAGCTTCAGCTAGTTTTTGATCTTTTTCTTGCAATTGTGCCAATAGTTTGCGAGTTTCTGATTTTTCATTTAGATGAGTTACAGAGAATTCGCTTGCAAAGGCTTCAAATAATTTGCGTCCAAAATTATTTTCACGGGCAAGTTTTATATCTTCTTTAAGTTGAGTTAGTTCACCCTTTAGATGTTTAGTAACTGCTTGATTCATTCGTTTTGCGCTTTCAGCAACAAATTTTTGTTTAAGTGCTTCAAGTTGTTTACGTCCTTCTGCTACTAATTTAACCTTAGCCTCAACTACTGCTTTTTTGTCCTGTGAGAATTCTTTGATTTCACGGGCAAGTGCGTGAACAATAAATTGTTCAAGTTTTTGTTGACTTTCAGTTTGAAGTTGGCGATCTTTTCTTAGTTCTTTGATTTCTTCGGCTAGTTTAGTAACCATGAAATCATTGAATTTTTGAGCGTTTTCGCTGAGTTTGACTCTTGCTTTTACTCTATCTTCATTAATAGCTTTTCTTTCCTGATGAAATTCAGTGATTTCTTCAGAAAGATTTGCAGTTACCATTTTATCAAGGGCTTCAACCATTATACTTCTATCGTGTTCATATTTTTGTGCAAATTCATCACGAAGTTCCGCACGTACTTGTTCACGGGCTTCATTCAATTTAGATTCCCAAGCTTCGTTTATCACTTTGCTGGTTTCTTCATTGATGATACCATTTTCAAGTAGTGGCTTTATAGCATCAAACATGCTTTTTCCCCTTTTAAATTAAAACCAATTAGCTCTGGTTTAATAAGCTTTAATGATGTAACATCATTAAAAAAATCAGTTAAAGATGTCATTTGATTTTCAAATCCTTGATAAGTTTTACAACTTGTTCTTGCAAGTATTTTTGAGCCTTAACATCCTTATTGATATTCATGCCTTTTAGATTAGGTATAACTCTATGACCATGCTTCATATTCATTAGTGATTCGTAAATAGCCTTTGGATATGCGTTGGGTGCCGAAGGTTGTGCTACGATATCAACAGTGATGATTTCAAAGTCACTGACTTTTCCATCCATGTCGTTTACGTTGCCACTACCGCGACTTGATACACCTAACTTAACACCGCTTTCTAACATTGTTTTTATAAGTTGTCCCATTGGTGTTGGTAGTATTTTTAGTTTACCAAAACCATTTGCACCATCCATCCACATATTATTAATCATATGTGATACTCTATCTAAATTGATTTTTAGATCATCTGGATGATCGACTTCACCTAAAACAGAATAACCTTCAGTTATTTGTTTATTCAATGTATCTACGGCTTTTTCAATTTCATCCACGGGGTAGACTCGCTCATTTGCATTGCGAACTCCCCCTTGGATAAAAATGCCCTTCATATAAAGGGTTTTAAGGTCACCTTCTTCCTTAACCGACTCGACAACCATATTTGCCTTGTCGAATGTCAAGTTTTCACGAAGATATAAAGCCATTTTACAGGTTACCTATTAAATCTTCTTTTTAGCTACTTTTTTAGCTTCAGCTACTGGGCTTTTTGTATTGACACCAGATGCTTGTGCTTTATGTGCAGCAGGAGCTTTTTCTAAATTCTGATCTTTATGCCCTGGAGCATTCTTAAATTGACCAGCGTGCTTAACTTGTGTTTCACCCTTAGCATAACTATTGCTTGGTGCTTTTGGTGCTGTTGGAACTGTTTCAGCTTGACCACTAAACTTTACTGGCTTGCTGTCCATTCCTGCTTGTCCTGAATTAAAAGTTGTTGGGCTTTTTGGATTTGCACCGTCATCTCCGCCGATCTTAGAACCATATAGTCCCTTGACGCTTTGAAGTTGTACAGCTTCCATGACATCTTCTTCCATGTCCTCTTCTTCACCTTCGGCTACTTCCTCTTCTTCGCCTTCTTCTTCATCGCCCATATCTTCCATGTCTTCTTCATCAGACATGTCTTCTTCTTCATCACCCATAATTCTTTCAAAATCGGCCATCAATTGATCTAGCTTGTCTTCAATACGAACAACAGCATCTTCAATTTCTTCATGTTCTTCATCTTCCATATCGCTGGCATCCATGTCAACGACTTCATCATCCATTTCAACATCACCGTCGCTATCAACGTCTAGATCCATTTCAGCATCCATTTCGTCATCAGCTTCAGTCATGCCCATTTCTTCTTCGGCACTTATTTCATCTAATAGATCACCTACTTGTCCACCCATACCTTCATCCATGTCATCTGACATTTCTTCATCCATGATGGACTCATAGATTTCTCTAGATTTTTCAACAACTATTTCGTGAAATAATTCACGGGCTTGTTCTTCGTTCTCATTGATAATGAGATCGATAAGTTTTTCAAACTTCTTATTATCCATTATGTGTTTCTCCTATGTAAAATGGCTTGTAAGCTTATTTACACTATATGCGGAAAAATAGCGTTAAATGTGCTATTTTTTTAAGTTTTTATAGGCCAGGAGCTTGTGCTTCGGGTTTTGGACCGTATTGGATATGAATCTTTTTTAGATTTTCTTTAGTTTCGTAATTTCTAACATCAAGCATTTTTCTCAATTTTCTTATTTGCTTTAATGTTAATTTGGTTTTACGAGATTGTTTATAGATAGGTCTACTATTATCATCGCTGATATCTTGATAGCCATTTATCGGTGGATCATATAATTCTAGTAACAACATAATGATTCCTTTACGCTGGAGGTGCAGCTCCAGCGGCAGCGGGTGCAGCTCCTGGTGTAGCTGATTGAACAGGTCCTGCAGTTTCAGGAGCAGTAACTTCAGGTTCTATTTCGTCTGGTGCATTTTCTATTTGTTCTGCTGTTTCAGCATCAGCCTGTATGTCACCAACACTTAATCCTATATTACGTAAGTCAGAACCTTTTGGTTTTTCTTCACCATCTTTATTATTTTCTTCTCTCCATAACTTTTCATTTTTAGTAATCTCTTCTTACC